AATTCTACTGGTTTTTATGATTTTTATCATACTAACTTCCACTTGGATTAGCAGTGGAACTTAGTTTGCGAATTTACCAGTGATTTTTGGGCTACTGTTAAAAAGAGTTCTGAGTAATTTCCTTGAAACAAGTCTTCAGCGCTATAGAGGATCTGACTATGCACAGATGAAAAACCATGCTCAATTAGCTTGTTTTCCAGTTCAACCAATTCAAATCCATGATGATTGGTCTCCGTCTTGGTAAAATCGGCAATGAGGAGTTGTCCATCTTCCTTCAGATGTTGATGAAACAGTGAGAGAGCCGCATCCAAATCAGGCATATGATGAAGAACACGACAAACAACAATGAGATCAAACTCTTGCTCTAAGGGATTTTTCAATAAATCTTGCTCCAAAAACTGGATATTCTTGATTTCTTGTCGCTCCGCTTTCAAACGAGCTTGCTCCAGCATTTTCTCCGAAATATCCACCAATGTTAGAGACTGGGCCTGCTTGGCTAGGGGTAAGGATAGTAGACCCGTGCCACCACCGAAATCTAAAATTTCTTTGTCTGATAAAACATCAACCTGTTTCTCGACTGCTTGACATACCAAGTTTGCAAGGAAAATATTTTTAGGGGAATCAAAAGTTTCTGCTTTGTTGTTAAAATCATGTTTCATGCTTTTAGTTTAACACAAAGTAGCTTGTTTAGCTAGGAATTTTCTTTTCAAGCTCCTCTTCTGATTTTTTCTTCTCCACTTTTTCGCTTGAATCGGTCGCTACTTCTTCCTTTTTATCCATTTTCTCTTCTTTTATTTTGACTGAAGGAAAGATGAACTCATATTGGCTCTTAGGCGTACGAATCCTTGTCACTAAGCCAGTTTTCTTGTTTTGATAGCTTACCTGACCTCGATTAAAAACCTGTTCCCCACTTTCTTGCTCAACCTTATCTTTGGTTCGCTTGGCCATAGCAAAAGCAAGCAACTTTTCTTTATTTAATGCATAGTCTCGATGGTGGGCGACTTGTCGGTTCAAGTAAAATTGTAACAAAAGACTAAAGATAGCTGCTATGGTTACCGCATAGAGGAGAACACCTGCCTTAACTTTTTTCTTTTTCCACACGATAGATGAACTCCCTTTCTAAGCCTTTTTGGAATTGAAAACGAAAACGAACCAGTTGATTGTCCTCTGTAATTTGAGCTGATTTGAGACCATAAACCATAGGCTGATAGCCTCGTCCACTGGCATCGGTTTTCCGAAAATCGTCCGATTTAGACTTACCTATAGCGATATCCTTGCCATCCTGCTTAATATAGAGGCGATTGCCTTCTACTTTTTCGAACTGCGAACGGTCTAATTCTGCCTCCAGCTGATCCACAAACAAGAGCCACTCCTTTTGCTCGCTCTGTTGCTGGTAGCGAACTTCTGAAATGAGAAGCTGACTCATGGCTTGAAAGAGGAGTAAACTTCCACTGATGACAATCAAGGCAATCAGGGATTCTAATAAGGTAAAAGCCTTGACCTTATGGCTCTTTGATAGCCAACAACTGTTCTGAACCATGGTAGACCTCCAATCCCTTTTCACTAGAAAATACCTGAATCTCAACTCCGTTTACGTTTACCTGATTTTGACCTGTCTGCAGGGCCATCTTAGCTACACGCAAGACCTCTTCCTTCTGCAAGATTTTTGCTTCTTCTTGCCTATTTTTCTGAATTTGTCCCAAAAGGAGGGTTGCAATGCTGGCAAAGATAGCTAAAGCGACTACTGCTTCCAGTAAAACCACTGCCCTAATTTTTTGTTTCCTTAATGCGTTTAATTTTTCCATTTCCTAGATATAATTGATAACGAATCGCTCCTTTACTGGTCTGAAATTCAACCTTAGCCAGAGACGAATTGCCCCCAGCTCGGTCAAATGTGATACTTTGGCCCGATGGTGCCTGAATTCCTTTAGGAACTGTCAACTTTTGACTGCCATTACTGATCGTCTGCCCATCTAAGTTCAGACTAGCCTTTTGCTGACTGGCTACACTGCGTTTTTGGGTTTCCCGATAGAGTTCTTCGAACTCCATGAAGAAAATCTGCTCCTCTACCGCTGCAAAAGTGGACTGGACAGATCCAGACAAGCCCAAGGCAAGGATACTCACAAGACCCAAAACCAAGAGACTTTCCAGCATGGTAAAGGCCTTAATCATTGACTTTACGATTTCCCCCTCCATTTTTTGTATAGTATTCATTATAGGCTTTAGCCTGTTCTTTTGTGATTCGCCCATCTGCTTGTAACTTGCTTAGGCTAGCATCTTCATTTTTATCCAAGCTATAAAGTTCTGCCTGACTTTCTACCACCTTAACAACAGCAGCTTTTCCTTTGTCATTGACCGCCTCTTTTTGCTTGGTCAGATTAGGCACAAAAAGCAAGAGAAGTACGCTGATGATGAGCAAGACCACCAACATCTCAATCAAAGATACTAAAATTATTGATTTTTTTCCATCTCATACATCTGCAATGAATGCAACACCAAATCACGATACTTCCAAGTCGATACCAGATAATCAATCACTTCCTTATCCTCTATCCTACACTCCATAAGTAACAACAGCTTGACCGTGTACTTATTTTTCAAAATCGGCACTTGGTAAGTTACATCTACCCAATACTCAAAACCTAAATCAGTTTTATCAATGCTTGTTAGTTCAATATTTAAAATGTTCATTTATTTATCCTCCTACTTATCTATTCGTAAAAAAGATAAAAAAGTGATGAAAAAATCACTGTTTTATTTTCGACAAAACACCGTTTTTGACAATAATCAAAAAATAAAAAGGATCTATTATTAACAAAATGGCATTTTTGACAATAATACACTGCTATTCACTCCCCTATTCTTTATATAAGCGCTTTTTTGAACAATAGGATTGTAATTCCTGTTTCTAATCATTCAAAATGCGTGTTTTTGCAAAATAGAAATACAAACTCTAATTTTGTTAACCTCAACAAAATTGGCAACTAAGGGCTTTATAAAGCTATTTGTTGACTTCAACAAGTCAATTTCAGAGCAAACAAAAAAACCGCAAGCCTGAGCCTGCGGTGAAAGAACAATTTAGAAAGTTTCCTTTCTATTTATTTAACTGTAATCAAGCCCTCGGGCTCTACTGTGAACTCTGGCTTATCTGCCATGCTGCCATCTTCTTTGAGGTAGTACCAACCTGTCTTATCAGCGGACTGGATAAAGGCATTTGATGCCATAGCTCCATCCTTACGGTCGAGATAGTACCAGGTCTGCTTGTGTTTAATCCAGCCAGTGACCATCTTGCCGTCTTCATCGAAGTAATACCAAGCGTTGTTGATACGAGCCCAACCAGTGGCCATAGATCCCGAATCCGTGAACCAGTACCAAGCATCCTTATAGTTCAACCATGTACTGCGTTTCATGAAGCCTTTATCATCGAAATAGTACCAAGCGTCGTTGATCTTCTCCCATTTGTCAGCTGGATAAGAGCCATCTTCACGAACCCACCACCAGCCATATTGGTTCTGTTGCCAGCCAGTTTCGACTTCTTCAGGCGGTACTATATACCCAACGATTTCATCAACAGAACGCTCATTATAGCGACAAGGGCCACCTACTTCTAAATAGTCCCAATTGCCATCGATATTCTGCTCAATTGTCTTGATAGTATATCCGTCTGAGTCTTCATAAACAAGCCCTGTATGCCCGTAATTGACACCGTCGCCAGCTACGTATGATTTCACGAAAAACCAACCAGCCTTTGGATAGTCAACATCATACACGACTTTCAGGCCTTGAGAACGTGCTGACTCAAGAAGATCATAAGCATTGCCCCAAAGAGTCACGCCGTACCAATGACGAAGCCCGTAACAAGGCACGTCAGCACATTGGAAGCCATAAGCTCCATCATTATCCACTCCACCTCCATCGTTGGCCTTGTCGATGAAGAATTGAATCATTTCTTGTTTTTTAGACATACTTACTCCTCACTTGGTTTCTTGTATTCTAGCGCTCGTGTGCTGTCTGTGATTCCGCTTGTTGTCGGGTCATTGACCAGACCGATAGCAGTCAAGAACACGAATACCGCATTAACAAGCAGAATCAACTTGTTGCCGATATCACCCAAATCTAGATGATATCCAAAGACTGCTGCACCAGCTTGCAAGACAAGCAAAAATGCTGGTATAGCAGTCAGCCAAAAAAATTTGTTTTGTAGTCGTAGTTTCCAGTTAATCATATATTTTCCTTTCTAATCACATTCTAAGAATGGACGCATCTTGTTCAAAATGACTGGATACATCTTCTTATTTCCTTCTGCAGTAGGATGCAGACCGTCTCCTATGAAACGATTTCTAACACTTTCTAACACAGGATTTAAACCTGATTCATTATGCAAATCAACGCAAGGGATAGCGTACATTTCAGATACTTCTTTCACTGCTCGAACATAGTCTTGTAACAAGTTTCCTTTATTATTTGGTGTTGTCTGAGCATTAACCCATGTTGTCCCACCACCTCTATAATATCGTTTTAGAGGTGTCATAGTCATTACTTTCGCATTTGGGCGATTGATTGCAAGCCATTCGAGAATGTACTTGTATGCTCCATAGAAAGAACTCGTTCCTGCGTCAGTAATATTCCCTAAGATCGCATTATTCCCCCAATCGTTCGTACCTCCGAAGATAACAACAATATCCGCATCAGCTGGTATTGTGTCAAGCCTATTGACAAATGGCTTCAATCTGTCACTTACATAGCTCGAAGTACAGACGGATGTTCCGCCAATACCTAAATTCGTGACAATACTATTGATGCCGTTGCTTTTGCACCAGCTGTCAATATATCGGTGCCATGGCCATCCGTTAGCTTGGTGTCCCTCTGTGATTGAATCGCCTAAACAAGCGATCTTCTTGGTTTTTGTCGTTTTACTAAAAGTATTGATGTAATAATTCCCTGCGTTATTGTCGTAATAGCCAAGTAATACCTCATTGGTAGAGCCGACACTACCAGCAGCTATTCTTTTTTGCGCTTTGTAAAGAACGATAAAACCTGCACCACCATTGAGTGATACTTCTTGAGCTTCACACCAGTAACTTGTTTTACCAACTTGCACATTACATTTTGGAATATGTAATTTTTTCAAGTTTTTATCATAAACTATATTCCCATTAGGAACATAAATTATAGTGTTGCTGTAAGTCGCTATTTCTTCAGTACCGAGACCACCACTTCCTGAGCTTGGACGGCTTTCAAGAGTTGAAATCCTTTGTTTCAATTCAGTGTCGTTGTAAGGTGCTGGCAACAATCTCGCACCAATTCCTTGAACAGAGACATTAGTCCCATTAACTGCTGTCACCTTCCAAATTCCTCGGTTAGCACCTATAGCTCCACTCCAGTAATCTTCAATGATGTCTCCGACCTTAACACTGTCAGGATTCATTAGGTCTTCGGTAGTAATCGTTGCAGTTGCACCTACACCGCCACCTAGGATATCCCCTTTAGCAAACCGAAAAACTGGCGTTTCAGAGGCCTCATGAAGCTCTTCTTTAGTTGCGTAATGTGTCTTGATATCCTTGATATCCTTACCGATTTCCGTTGCTAGATTTTCAAGGTTATTCATATCAATCACGCTTTCGCTGCATTATATGTTGCGACTAGATCGAGATTGGCAATCTGGTCTACACGTCCGCTTACTTCAGTTACTTTTCCGAGAAGTGCGCCGTTTTCATCCTGTCCCATATTCGTGATTTTATCAACAATTTCTTTCAATGTATCAAGATTTTCAGGTACAGACTCACCCAAGATTTCAGCTTTGACCTCTGATTTAGCTTGAGTGACTGCTTGTGAAATAGCTTGCGTCATTGTTGAACTCTCTACTTTAGTGCTGACGCTCTGCTTAACTTCCTTTATATCAACCCCAACTGCCTGTGCGAATGCTGTTAATTTTGTTGTGTCCATTTGTTTAAACCTTTCCTAGATTGTAATAAAAGAGCAAATCAGGAATTTCCTGACATGCTCCACCTTCGCTTGCAGGTCTTTCTGCAAGTTGCTTTTTAACTTCTTCAGCAATATCCAGCTCTTTGAGAGTATGAACTACCTCAAGAACCAATTCTTTATCCGACGCTTCAATTTCAATATAAGTTTTTCGATCGCTTGGAAAGATGTATCCCCCAGCCGAGATTTCTACACGGTATTTACCGTTTGGCAGAATACTATCTAAATTAAAGCTAACAGATTGATCCTTGACGAGTGCTTTTGTCTTCCAACAATATTTATCTTTTGTTAGGGTTATAAGAGCTTCTTGTCCCTCAAGAGAAGTAATACCACGGAAATTTTCATCTTGCAATTCAAATCCGAAAGTAGAGGACAAATCCCCTTGCTTAATAAGGTCGCCACCATCAATCCGAGCCAAATTGGTTGTATTAACTCTGTGGTTTTTACATCCCATTCCATGCCCCCTTTCTAATCATCTATTAAGATGCCTTCTTTGATATCCAATTTTTCAAAATCGCTGAATAAACGGTCTATGTAGCCATTACCTCCTAGAGTTTTATAGCTTTTATGCATGCTTTCCACTAGGGAGAATTCATCTCTAGAGGTATATCCTCTGTTAATAGCTCGTCGCATATCACGGTCAAGGCGCAACTTCATGGTATTTAGATGCGCCTCATCGTGAATTTTTAATTTTTCTTGCACTTCGTCGATTTTGGAATTGCTATCTTTAGCGGTAGTCTGGACATCTTTAATCTGTTTCTTGACATCGGTTAGTTCCGAGACAATTTTATCTGTTTCTTCTTTGGCTTTTTTCGGTAATTTGTAGCTAAGCCAAGCGATGATAATTGGTGAAGCCGATGGTAGCACGTTCATGAAGAAATGTTCTATCTGTTGTAAGACGTCCATAAACACCTCTCTAGTTCGCCAAATGGCTCAAGCCAAGGCGTTCCAATTCTTTGCGTACACGGTCTTTGAGGCGTTTGTTGACAAATGAAAAGTCAATCGCTCCACGTTTCAATAGGTTGATGTACATGTCGATTTTAGCTTGGTCTAATGTAATTCTACTCATTGTTGCTACCTCCATTGTTTTCACTAGCGCTCGCTTCGCTTGTCGGTGTAGGAATTTCATGTTCTGTCTCGCTTTCTGTTGGTTGTTCTACTGCTGGTGCAGGTTGTGTAGGTGCTTCTGCTACTGGTTGTTCAGTAATTGGTTGCGGTTGTGCTGGTGCTGGTTCAGATACGACCACGTTAGGAACTCCGTTTGTGGCTACTTCTGTAGCTGGTTGGGGTTCTGGTTGAACTGGTGGAGTTACTGGAGCAGGTTCAGCAGCAGTTGTCTCTGCCTCGGCAACGTGAGGTGCTTCCTCGTGCCCCTCGGCTTCATCCTCATGCTCGTGTTCAATGCCATTGTGTTTCTCAAGTACTTCCAAGCGTACAAAGATTTCTTCGATATCGTCAGTATTATGCAGGCTGACCTTCTGCATACCTTCCATAAGCTGATTCGCTTGTTCAAGGGCTGCAGTCGTTTTGGCCAATTGTTCTTGGTTTTTAACGATAGCGCTAGTAGGATCTAACTCAGTACGTAGAATCTCTTTGACTGCTTCAATGAGTGCTTCATCCGTATCGCCCAAATGGTCACCCTCTAACTCACGAGTGAAGAAAGTGAACGGCTTGTCACATTGAATAGAGACTTCCGTCTTGCCAACTCTAAAAAATTTATTTACTAATACAAATTCCATGTTAAATTACCTCTTTTTTTCTTTAGAATAAAATTGAAAACCACGATAGTTACGATTATTCAAAAATTGATCTTTATCTGTTGAATTGTAAAACTCTAGAGTAATTTTGTAGTAAGACCTGTTGTTCCAGCTATTAGTATAGATTTCTGCTGTTGCTGACTTGACTAATGTTGTTCGACCTGCAATGATTAGCTTACCATTTCCCCAACGACCTGTACTATAACCATATCCAGTTCGTTCCTTTTCCAAAGAAACTGTTAATCCGCTGCCACCACTGATTGAAACTTCTTCTGAGATGTCTATTTGTTTTACAAACACCCACTTCTCCCAAACCAACCTTGAACCAACATATCTTTCTACAATCTCATGCCCTCCGACATAGATTCCTTCTCTTGTAGCCATAGCATCACCTACTCATACACATCATAGATTGTGTTCGGGTCTTTGGTGCTAATTGCATTATACTGTGCCTTTGACCCATACCAATACTTCATTTGTTGATTTCCATTTTGGTTAATCAGCTTGTGTGCAACTACTTCAGACGGTGTACTTGGGATTCCAAGCGCTGACCTGTTTACTCGTAAAACACCCGAGCTATCGACTGTAATCGTTGAGTTATCAGGTCGCACCACACCAGCCTGCCCACTAGTTGCAGTCTTTGCCTTCATCACACCATTGGACACTTCTGTTGTCTGATTATCAGGTCTGACGATACCGTTTGAGTTTGACGTAGCTACTGATACATTGCTACTGATTCCATTTTTCAATGTCTGCACAGACACTTTTTTCAACCCACGACCATCATGAATCATGATGTTGTCCGAGTTGTTAACCTGACTAGCCTGTGGCAAATCAGTTACTTTTCGTGTCTGTGTACTAATTACTGCCATCTTATACCTCCATAATGTATTTCCAATCTGCGACAATCACACGGCCGTTTTCATCCGCAAGTAAGGTATGTTCTGTACCGTCGTCTGTACGAATCGGAGCAGTGAAGTCGTTCTGTAAGAACATGTACTCGATAGCATTTAGTCTATCTTCATGCTCCTGGAACTCACGCTTTAAAGCCTCTACTGACTCATAACTTGCTTGTCTAATGTTGTCTACGTTACCCAGACCAACTTGGTGCTTCGTAACGCTATGTGGATTGTTGCGATTAGTTGCGTGATTGTTAAAATCTTGCTTACTTGCTTGTTCGACGTTTGCGACATTCCCCAAACCTACCTGCGCCTTTGTGACGCTATGAGGGTTATTATGATTGTTTAAGTGATTTTGAAAATCAACTTTACTTGCTTGCTCAACATTCGTGACATTCCCTAGTCCCACTTGTTGTTTTGTAACATTGTGTGGGTTGTTTCGGTTGTTGATGTGACCAGTTAAATCAACCTTCTCAGCCTTGCTTCTAGTGACCTCGTCAATCTTTTCGGGAAGACCGTCGATGTCAGATACCCTATGACGATGGGTTGCGTCGGCTTTCCCATTCCAACGTATTCGCTCCTGGTCAGAAACATGGCGTGGAGCATCTCTAATGTGATTATCAATATTGGTTTGTAACTTTCTTTCTGTCGCCTTCAATTCAGCGACAGTCGCATAAACTAAATTAGTCGCATTATATTGAATGGTAATCTGACTATTCTTGCTGATAGTTGTATTGAAATCATAATCTCGATATACATAAGCAGATGTTTTAGGAGGAATTACATCTCCCTGCTCTGCCCAGGTATACATATACATGAACTCTTCATGATTTCCACGTTTTGCAAAAACACCGATTTCATTCACAATTATTTCACGGTCAATCTGTGAATTATCAAACCGTGCTGTAAGACGAATTGTATCAGCTACATCCGTCGATAAAGACTGTGTCACTTGCAGAGAATGAACTACTTGTACAACATTGTTCTTCTTGCCAATGTCCGTCCGATGACGGCCGCTACCCAAAGCTATTCGAGTGAAAACCAGTGGTTCTCTATTTTGAATTGCTAAGGCTGTTTCGCTGATTGCTTTATCAGTTACAATAGGCTGGATAAAATATCCCATTTATTTCCTCCTATTCAAATCTTACTGAACGAATATCACTGAATGTATGAGCACTAATATAAATTGTATTCATCATTGGTGCTTCAACTGAGAATTGGATTCCTAAGTGAGCAGGAATCAATTCACGCACATACTTTAAAAAACGGTTCAAATATCCAGTCGGTAATTCTCCTAAAAATCGGATATGTACCGTTGAACCCTTGACCGTTACTAAGTTATTGACATTCGTAAAGCTCTTTGTAATTTTTTGTAAACTCACTGAGTTGATTTTAATCTTGGAAGAAA